TGGGGACAGCGGCGCCGATCTTAGCGGCCGTGCCGGTTGCCTTGCCCACGGCCCCGGAGAGCTTGTTGAGGTCGTCTAGGGAGGTATCGAGGTCCGCGATCCGGCCAGCGTCTCCAGAAGTTACCGAGCGGCCCTGCTCTCTGGTACTCGCCGGCCGTTTCCCTACTGCTTGACTACGAGGTACAAGGACGGGGTTTCCGTCTGGCCCCATGATGGCCGTGAGTGGTTCGGCTGATGGCGAGTCCGGCTTAGGCGGCCTAGAAGCGATGGGCTTACCGTCCGGCCCGTACCGCACCTCGCCGGCCCCGAGCGTGAAGCCAGCCTCTGGTTTCGGTGCCTCTGCCGGACCCTGCGCGATTGGCTGGCCATCAGGGCCGAACCGCACTTGGTTCTGCCCAAGAGTAAAGCCTTCCGGTGCCTTCTCTCCGCGAAGCGCCTTACCAAGAGGGGAAATCTCGGCCCACTGCTTCGGATCGTACTCGGGCGCCAATGGCAAATCAGGATAAACACGCTTCGCCAGCGCCGCAGCTTGAGGATACGCCGCCGCCCGTCCGCCTTCCGTCATCCGGTCCATGCCGTCAATCAACGCCCCGAGGCTCTTTGAATCCGCCGCTGGATCGCGTTTCTCGCCCATGAGCTGCGCAACACCCATGAGGGACTGAAACTGCTTGTCCCCGTCCGGCCCCCAAATCGCTTTCGAGGCGGTGTAAGCGGCCTTTGGATCTTTCTGCCACTCCCCGCTCTGGACGTACTGCAACCATGTCGCGTCTCGCTTGGCGATCTCCTTCTGCTGTCCGTACTGCTGTACCGCCCCGCCGATGGCCTGCCCCAACCCCGCAACCGTATTACCCCAGATGGCTCCGCTGTCCATGGCGGACTGAGCTTGGCTCTGTCCCCTCTGGAGAATCAGTTGCAAAATGCGGTCGTCATACCCACGGCTAGGACCGTAGGGCACTAGTAACTCTCGTCAAACTGGTTGTACCAAGAATCATCCGGGGGGGGCTCGATAGGATCGTACCCTCCACCTCCACCCCCGCCCTTGTTCGCGTTCTGAAACTGCGCCAGCGCCCTCTGAATTTCTGCCTGGGAAAGCGTCTGATACCGGAGAAGCTCAGGAGCAAAAGCGTCGTGCATCCCCCGATACTTCCGGTCGAACGCCTGGAGCGCTCGGTTGTAAGCACCGCCGTACTCGTTAGACGCGAAGTTCTGCCCGTACTCCAGCAGATCCTTGAGTGTCCCGCCGGTACGAAGAACCCCCTTAGCAGCTGCGGAGTTTTGTAGTGCATCCGTACCGCTCTGAAGCCGGAACTGATACCCGGGTTCCTTGAGTACGCTCTCCGCGTTAGGGGCATCAAACTCCGGAGGATCGAACCCGGGGAGATCGGGGAAGTTGAAGATCGGGGAGTCAAACCCACCTCCACCTCCCCCACCATGCCCACCTCCCCCGCCAGGCGCAGGAACTACTCCGGGTTCGATTGGGGGACCGCCGTAGACCACCCCATCATCCCCACTCCCCGGAGGAGGAGGCGGGGGGGGAGGATCGAATGGGATTTGATAATCGTCCTCTAACACGTTTTGTCTCGGCCAACCGTAAGGCATGGTCTACTCCCGTTAGAAACTACGCCTACCGACCAAGGCCATGAGGTCCGCGAGCGTCCGCGGTCTACCCAACCCAGACGGATAACCCAACCGAGACCCCACTCCCGAAGGGAGACCCTGCGCCCCGAAGCGCGGCCTAGGATCAATGGGCAGCGGGGGCATAGGCCCACGAGGAGGAAACGGCCTCGGGTCAACCGGCTCTGCGGGCAGCGGTCCTTGTGGAATACGTCCTCCATACGGCATGACTACCTCCCCACTCCGTAACGCTTCCAATCCGCCCAGCCTTCTCCCTGCATCAGATCCGCGAGTGTGCGGGGCTGTTGATTCGCCTGCGGAACCAAGGGGGCTTCCATCCCGGCAGGTTGCTCAGGCATCCCCCCCATGAACGAGGCCAAGGACAAACGGGACTTGCCCGGAGGAGCGGAAGGAACCGGCTGCGCCGTCCTCGGAGATCCCGTGACGACACGCCCGTCCAGTCCTACGGCCTTGGTCGGTGTAGCACTGGGAATGGTGATTCCGCCCGGGACGCCGTAGCGCTTGACGCCCTCCTCACCGTTCCGCTTGTACCACTCCTCCCACGCCTTCTGACGTTGAGCCATGGCCGTGTCGTAACGAGTCTTGCGGGCGGCTTCGCGTTCACGCTCGTATGCGAGTGCGTCCGCGGTAGCCTTCTCCTGAGCCTTCGCCGCACGTCCGGCGGATCGGGACTGAAGCGCAGTTCCGCCGAGTGCGCCCGCCGCCGCGATTCCCGCCGCTGCTATTGCTGGCGGCATCCTTCTCCCCCCACCCAAAGCGCGTACAGCTCCATCGGCACCTGTACCCCCCCGAGCTTGCCGATGAGCCGACGCATCCGATCATCCGCACACCCGCCGAGCGCCCACTGCTCGCCCCTAACCCGTACAAGCTCGGTGGCCTGTCTCAGTAGTGCTCGCGCGACTCCGGCATTTCCTCTTCGCTCCGGATCAATCCAGAGTCCTTCAAGGTGCGTTGCGCGGAGAACGGCCAGACTCGCCACTACCTTGTCCCCGTCCTCGACTACAACCATCGCGGCGTTGTCTGGGCTGATGTAGGGCAGGAGCGGAGGCAACTCTGTCTCCTTCAGGCGATCCCATTCCTCCGGAGGAAGTATCCGAGTCCTCAAGCCAGAATCTCCTCAAGAACGACGTACAAGCTGTAGAGCATTGCCGGCGCCCCCGCAGAGGCATAGACGCTGCTATATCTGATAGGAGAAAGAGCATCCACGTTAATCATCTGCGTATTGCTCTGGTACGTCGTCACTAGGTTTCCGACCATCGCCGCTCCGGAATATGACTGAGCTACGCCCCCATCCGTCCAGTCGAACGAAACCGTAAGGCTGCTGTTCAGTCCGGCCGCTTGAGTGATCCGCGCGTAGTACGTGACCCGATACAGGCCCGCCGAGGTCGCCCCGCTCGACATGTCCGTGGCCCCGATACTCGCGCTCTGAGACGTAAGAGGTACGTTCGCCACCCGTGACGGCGCCGCCTCCATGGAAAGCCCTAGCTGATCGAACCATCGTTGCCAGACGACCGTGAGCAGACCTTCTAACTTCTGGTTTTGTCCCTCACGTCTGGGCGTAGCGATAGGGTCGTTGAGCGGAATCGGGACATTGTTAAGGGCCGGCATCAGGCCGTCCTCTGCTGAGCCTGGAGGGGGTAAGGCTCAGGCGTCAGATACGCCGCCGTTATCCTCCACGGCACAGGATCAGAGACGACGATCTCAAACACCCGTCTACGTCCCGCTCCGCAACGATCAAACCGCACATGCCGGAAATACTCGCCAATCTTCCCGGCGGGCTTCCACCGCTCCGAACTCCACGTCTGCCCACCGTCGTTCGACTGCCGCATCATTACCTGCGGGTCCGTGCCTTGGCCGGACACCACAAACGGGAAATGCACACCGACAACCTGCTGTCCAGCTAGATCCCCTATCCCCGGCTGTAGGTCCACCTCGAACCCAGGGAAGAAAATCAGACGATTCTGGTCTATCAGGCATGGAGCCCGGCGCAACCTACGGATCGGTCTCTCGTCTACGTCGTTCGGAAGTGCAGACGCCATGATGTAAACGGCTCCCGTACTGGCGTCCAACATCCGATGTTCCCCGAACGCCACCGCATGGAACCGAGGACGCAAAGCGGTATACCTGCTCACCTCGCTAACCCAGGTTCCCCTCTGCGCCCAAAGTCCTGTCATCTGGTCCCACGCCCAGGTAACATCCTCCGTGGGCAGGCTCAAGACATAAAACGTATGCCCGAGGTCGTTGTAAACGTCCGCGACGGCGTTCTCAAGTACGGAGTAGCCGTTGAGAAACGCCTGCATTGGGTAGCTTGAGATCACCTCGGGCGCGAAACCCGCGGTCTGCAAAACGTAGGCGTCTCCGATCTTCGATGCTCCGAGCCAGATCAGAGAACCGTTAGCAACCTTCGCGGAGAACGGCGCCGCACACCCGTAAGGAATCAGCCCGGAGGGATGAGGGGCGAACGGGAAAGAGGCCCCCGTGTTGTACCAAAACTCCGAGGTATGCTCTCCCAAGAGACAGATATAGGGACCGTTCACAACCATGCTTACCCAGGGGTCGGGGGCCTTGCTTCTCTGCGCGAAGTTGATTCCGGTAACCCACGTAAGCCCGTCGAGCAAGTTGGAAATGTAGAACGTCGAAGTTGCAGCGTCCAGGGCGAGGAAGAACCCGTCCAGGTGATCCCCCATCGTGGCCTTTCCGTTCAAAGCGGCCACTTGGGTTAGCACGTTCGTCGCGAGGGTGAAGATGTAACCGTTGTTGCCGGAGGTGATGAAAAGCTGCCCCCCGCCGTCCCCGTTGCTCGATATCGTCGCCGGATGAGCCCCTATGGCTACGGTCCCTCGGTCAGTCAGTAGTCCAAACTGGCCGATCTCGATGAGCGTAATCCCGATGACTGCGAACTCACGCCCCGCCATGAAGAAGTGAGCGCGGCCAGGCCCGGTAACAGCGGCGGAAAGCTCGAACACGCCCGGAGTGGGGTAGAGGGCCGTTTGCGAAGTCGCCCCACGGGACTCTAGTCTCTCCACGTAGAAATTAATTGTGCGTTCCGCGTCGGCCGTTACCGCTTGGCTTTGGTAGTCGGGGCCCACAAACCCGGGATAGTCCATCAAGGGCCTGTATAGATGGACCAGGAGCCACCGCCACCGATCAAGGCGTCAGCGGGGAAGCTCATGTCAACAAGCCTTCGATTAACTCGTTTCACTACCGCCACCGCATCCTGGGCCTGCTTTGCAAGAAGCGGATTGACCTGGAGACCAATGAAGCCAGGTGCCATTTCGAGGGCGAGATTTTTTACGATCATTCGCTCATAGCCAGGAGGTAGGGCGACACTCGTGCTCAACGCTGAGAACGTAGCCACCGCCTGAGGTGCATACAGCGCTCCAAGAAGCGTGGTGGACGTAGGGATGGGCCACAGATTCAACGTCCCCAAGGGAAACGTAGGGTTGTAGTACCAAGCCGAAGGGTCCGTAGCCGTCAACGCCTTGACCGCGAGTCCTGCATAGGCGTCGTCCGTCAGTGGGCTAAGCTGTAACTCCAGGTCCGGAGTGGCGCTAGTCTCGATGTAATTCACGTGGTCGAGAAAGACGGGCCGCGCCACGTTCACTGTCCCGCCCGTGCCCACGGTGTAGGTTCCTACACCCGTCGCAATCGTCCACGTTGTCCGGGTGATGGTGAAGATTTGCAGACGTTCCGCTGCCCACTGGTCTACGAGGCGGTTGAGGGCTAGCCGTCCATCTTCGGCCTGTCCGGCGTCGGCTACCTCATTGGCCGCAAGGACACCTAACTCCTTGAGTGCCGCCGTTACCTCGTCGAGTACCGTGGCCACAAGCTAGGCCGTCTCCACCGTCAACTTCTTCGCCGCCTTCGCCGCTCGCGCCTTCGCCATGTTCGCCCGGCGCTTCTCCTTGATCTCCGCTACCTGACTCGGCGTCGAGTCCTCAACCTTCTTCGCTTCAGCCTTCGCCGCCTCACTCATGTTCCGGTCGTCGTGGTTTCGATGCGCGGCCTCGGTAGCCAGCCTCGTCAGTTCGTCCTCGTGGTACTTCATCGCCTCGGCCTGGCTCTCTCTCCACCCGCCTCTCTTGGCCCGGTCCAACTCCTCCTCGTTCCCCACAACCATCTGACATGAGGTGTTGAACGCCTCCGCGTCGAGCAGCACCACCGTCTTGTCGAGTGAGATCACGTCCTGAGAGATGGCAACCTCGTACTTCCCACTGAGCGGATTGGGCTGTGGCTTGTAAACCATCATCGGGAACCGCTCGAACCCGTCGCGGTTCATGCCCCCTTCACGCTTGGGAGCGTCCCAGCGCTTCATCTCCTTCTTGAAATATGACTCATCGGACCATTCGGCCGGCATTACTTCTTGTCCTTCGTAGAGTGCTTCGCCAGTGCGGCCTTTTCCTCCTCGGCGTTATTCACGATGACAGTCACCGTCTTTTTCTCCGGCGCCGGAGGATCGGCCGGTACTTCGATGGCCTTCGGATACTCCTGGAATGCAGCCTTACGGATCTCCTCGGCCTGCTTCTCCTTCAACTTCTGTAGCTCCGCCTCGTGCTCTGCGATCAGATCGTGAGACCTCTTCTCGGCCATGACGACACCTCTCCACGAAAGTGAAGTGGGGCAGGAGATCACTCCCCCGCCCCACGAGTAACTAACCGATGCCGACTCCGGCAATCGTCGCACCAGCCGCGACAGTTCCATTGCCCGTCCAGAACCCGCCGCACGCAACGAGTGTCACGGACTGAGACTGATCCGCCTTGAACGTGAGCACGTCGGCAGCAGCACCGACGTTGCCCAATCCGGCAGTATAGGTCACGGTATGAGCCGCCTTACCGTTGCCCATGATCGTCAGCCTGCATCCGTCCATGTCCGTGGTTGGATTAGCCAACGTGCCGGCGATGATGGTTGTGCCGTTGAGAACCACGTCCAAGTCACTACCGGGGAGAGGAATCGGAATGGCTCCGGTAGCCGATATGCTGACTCGGGTACGAGCCGGACCGCCGATAACCTGAATCGTGGACTCCTGAGACGCAGGACCGAGGAAGTCGGCCGCCGTACCGACCTTGACCTGTGCCGCATTGGCGTGAGTAGTCGTAGCCGTGCCGTCCAAGCCACGAAGTACAGGAATCTGCAGGATGCTCGTACCAGAGGCGGGATAGCCCTTCTGGACCTGCATAGACTCCTGATCGATAAGCACGATGCTCCCGGCCGCGAAACCCGTAGCGGACGTAACCGCGATGGTGTTCTGATCGATGATGACCGCGCCGGTGAGTGTGGTGAGTGTGATTGCCATTGGGTCCTCCTACCCAACCACCCGGACAGCGAGCCGGGCCTGGAGCGTTGCCGCCCCAATGAGCATGTCGATACGGGTGATGTTCTGATCCGTCCGCACGTCCCACTGCTTCGCAATCCGCATGGAGAACCCGCCTCCGCTGCTGGACAGCCTAGAAGCGTCTGCCCCACCGTTGGGCAGTTCCAGGTCCGCAGTCACGAATGCAAACGCCTCAGGGTGGAACATCATGGACTGCGGCGAAGCGGTAACTGCTAGCGTTCCGCCGGCCGGGTTGGCCGACCAAACCGTTACGGCCGCACCGTTGGCCGGTGAAGCGTTCACCGTCTGAAGCGCTCCACTCGTGATGATTGACGGACTGATAGGCAACGTCGCCGTCGCGCCGGCCGCATCCGACGTATCGGCCGTGACTACGAAGTCCTGTAGTCTCCCTGTGGAAACCTTGGACACAGGGTTGACGGAGAACACTCCGGCGATGTTCAGCCGGTCCCCCTTGCGGAGAGTTGTTGCACCCGCCGCCCAACCTGTGATTGAGATGGTTGAGCCGGTCTGACCCGCAGAGGCCATGATGGGGGTCGAAGCTGTGAAGGTTCCAGTGGTGTGAGTGGGCCGGTTGACGTCCCGATACCACTCGTCAAAACCGAGCTGCATCCCGCCGAACTGCCCCTTACGGTAGTTCCCGGCAATCGTGCTCGGGGGGTTGAACAGCGTACTTGAGGTGTTGGCAATTGTCGCCATCGCCATTGGGTCCAGAACCCCGACTAGACCATCGTCGGGGGCTCCACCGTCCGCCAGCTTCACGCCGGCCTGGAGATAGGTCAGGGTTGCGTTGGGAGTCGTTCCGGGTGTCCCGACCGTGTTGTAAACGTCCCGGTAGACGGTCTGGAATGCGAAGGCGTCGGCAATCGCCGCCAGCGTCCGCCCCGCCGGCTGGGTGTAGCGCTTCCGAACTTCCTCAACCTCGGTCGTGGCCTGAGCCGAGGACCATGCGAAGTCGATGTGCTTCTGGTTCGTCAGGCTGATGGGTACGGACTGATCGAGGATGGGCTGTTCCTGGAGGGCCTGACCGTCTGAGACGAGCCAGAGCTGGGGGAGCCTGTACTGAACCGTATTCCCAACCTTGGCCCCGCCGAACTCGTACTGATTCGAGTACCTTTTGACGTTGGTAATGAACTTGGTCGAGACTTCGTAACCAAGGCCAACGTCCTTCAACACCCACGAGGGCGTAAGGAACGTATTTGCCATGAGCCAGTCCCATAGGGCGCTAGGAGCGCCCGGGTCCTACCGTCGAGCCGCTCTGTCCTTTGAGCCCCAGTACCGTTTGTGGTCCTCGTAAGAGGCGCTTTCTCCCGGTACTGTCTCGGCGATATGAGGCGTTCCCGTAACTGGCCGTACGGGTGGTTTCGCCTTGCTTACTTCCGGCTTAGAGGTGATGCCAGCGGTAACACCGTCCAAACCACGCGCGATAAGTCGCACCTCAACCTGTACGTCAGTGGGTGTCCGAAGCTCCGCGATACGCTGCAAGTCCTCGGGATGCTCCTCGAAGTACATCATCAAAGCCGGAGCGTGCTTTGAGATGAAGATTTCATCGGCTACGGTGTTCAGAGGACCTGGCCGTTGACCCTGTTCCAGTAGAAACGTGGGCTGTAGGGTCTCCGCAAGACGGACGATGCGTTCTTTGATCGTCGGATCGGCCTTCGCCGCCTCCTCGATACGTCCGTTGAACGTCTGGGCCGCTCTACCTACACGATTGGCATAGTCAACCGCTGCGGCCCGGACTGAGGACTCCTTCTGGAAAGCCGTTAGGCGTTGTTCCGCCTTCCAATCCGAGATGGCTTCAACAAAGTCCTCGTAATTCTCAAAGTCCTCGGACTTGGGACGGGGCTTGTCTCCAGTGGGAGCGGGTTTTGGAGTCTCCGGTGCCTTGGTGGCTCGGGCCTGCTCTAGTTCGGCCGCATACGCTGCCGCTTGCCGCCTAGCCTCCTCACGCTCTCGAACAAGGACGTTAATTCTTGCCTTGGGATCAGAGCGAGGGTGCTTTTTGCCCTCTGTCCTCTGTTCCTCCTCGTCGTCGTCCTCGTCCGGGTCCGGCGGCGTCTCGGCCGTGACCGGTTCCGCCTTCGCTTCGGCGCGCTTCGCAGCAGAGACTTCCCCGCCTTTCTTGCCCAGCTTCGCCGCAGCCTCGGATAGATCCTCGGCGGGCGCCTCGGTAGGGGTTTCCTTGGTCGAAGGCTCGGGCTTGAGGGCTTCGGTTAGCTGTTCCTTGCTCTCCGAGGTGCTAGTGACGGTATAGCCACCTTCGGTTACGGAGGTGAAGGAGGGATCTTCGATCATCGCTTGCTCGTGAAGTGCCGATGAGGCATGAGGTCCCAGTGCTGCCAACCAAAACAAGTCAAATCAGAACATGGATCGTCTACGCCAGCCTTGTCCCAAACAATCCGATGTTGAGTCCCGTCTTGTTCGGTCCACCCAGCCTCTCCGCGTCCAGAGTCTGTGATGGTGACCGGGAAACCCTCAACGCTGATGAGGGTCACGAGGGGCGCTCCTCCGGGTCACGTAGGAGCGAATCGGCGTAGATCATTCGGCGGCCACTGGGCAAGCGAACCCACTGTACTCTTCTTTCCTCCATCCAACGCTCAACAGTACGACGACAGACCGCAAAAGCGCGACAAACCGCGACTACGTTCCACAGTTGTCTGTGAGGTTCAAGCTTTCTAGGCGGTCCATTACCGACACCAGGCTTTCCGCCCAAGCGTGATATGCGGTTCTTGGCAACACAGTCAGCCATGTTGTCCTTCTGTGTACCTAGCCATAGATGGGCCGGATTGCAGCAAGGAGGAACGTCGCACTTGTGGCAGATCTGAAGCCCTAGCGGGATTGGGCCATTGACCAGTTCCCACGCATAGCGATGGGCCAGGGTGCAACCGTAGCCTTTGGAGAACTGCCCGTATCCGGCCTTGTTAACCGCTCCGGCCCACAACCAACAGTCGTCCGGAGCTTCTGACTTCTTCACTCGCGCCCAAAATCCCTCTGGCGTAAGCCTGCGCTCTGTCAGGACCCCAACAGCAGCCAATTAAGCCTCCTTCTCAGCCTCGGCCCGCTCCTCGTCCAGAAACGCCTGCGCTACCATCCACCTTGCTTCGTTCGACGAAAGCTCGTGCAACGCCTCAACCAGCCGCCTCGCCCGCTCCGAGATAGTCACGCCGCCCAATTCCGTCACGCCTCAGCCTCCGGCTCGGGAGCGACTAGACCAGCTTCTCTAGCCAGCCTCAACGCTTCCGCCGAGTCGTACGTGCCTTCTCTCTTGACGCGCTCCGCTAGCGCTACGAGAGCCCGAATCGCCGCAGGCTTAGCGGCGTCTCTTATCGCTTGTTTCCGTTCCGCCCGCTTGGCATTCTTGTCTTGTTCCATACAAGCGGCGTGATCGTAGCTGTCGGGTTCGTCGCAATAGCCGCTATAGGCACTCACGCCTCGCCCCCTGTTTCTTCAGGCTGACTAGACGCTTCCGTACCACTCTCCCTTGAAGAATCCGTCCCTCTTTCGTCTGACCGCTCCTCGTCAGTGTCCCGCCCGCCCTCGTGTCCAAAGGTGAGCGTCTTACCCCCCGCAGCAGCCATCCCTACCTCGTGCGCCAACTTCTCTTGCTGCATCCGCTCCTCATGGTCACGGTCTAGCGCCGCCTGAATGGCTTGGAATTGCTCCTCCATTCGCTGAAGCATTACCTTGGTCTGTTCCTGGCTGGCCTCGGTCTGTGCGTCCAACTTGGCCAAGGCAACCTTGGCCTCATTGTCCATCCGGGCCTTTTCTATCGTGGCCTGCTGCTTCGCCTGGTCGGTCTCAATCTGCTTGATTGCCAGTTGAAGCTGCTGCTGCATCATCTGGCCCTGCTGCTCCATAGCCTGAAGTTTGGCTTGTAACTGTTCCGGAGAAGGTGCCTGGTCCTCGTCCTCTCCAAGCCCGGGGAACTGCTTATCCCTAACCTTCTTGAGAATGTCCGCGATCTCCTTCGCCCCCGGGAAGTCCTGGAATTGGAAGAACGTTGGTCCAATGAGCGGCATAAGTTCGGGCTTGTTGGCCAGGATCTCCCCGATCATCTCCCCGCCCTGCTGGAGACGGGTTTGGAAGCTCTTGCCGATGTTCACGGCGATTCCATACGTCCCCTTCCGGAGGTCGTACAGCTTTGCGCCCTGTTGGCCCTCTTGGGCAGGTACAGGCCGTTTCCCTGCGGGGTCCATAACGAACGCCTGGTTGAGCATGACCGTCTTGACTTCATCCTCGCCCCCGAGGATCTTCGTCACCCTTCCCGGGCGGTCGTAGATCGCCGGCATCAGGTCCAAAACGATCCTGGCCTCAAGGGGCATGGACACATCCGCCAAGCTCGCCAAGAAGTGACTCGTCCCTGCGTCTGACTGCTGTTGAAGGGCCAGGATCTTCCGACCGGACTCGTCCTGCTTCGTAGCCTTCCCCAAACTTGGGTCGTAGACGCTCGTAGTCGTTTGGATGAAGTTGTCGGCCTCCTGTAGCGCCATCATGGCGAGAGACATTCCGGTTTGGTCGAGCTGCGCCCTTTGCGGAGGCGGCGCCAGCTTGTCCCCTAGTCCAGTCAACTTGTACTCGAGCCGGGTCAGGTTCCGGGTGTTGGACTGGTCCCATTCGGCCTCATGGCCTTCAAACTGTCCTTCAGCCCCCACCCAAGGCGTCTTGGGCTCCATAGCCATCCGCTCAACAAGCGTTGACGCGGCGAAGTTGTAAAGCCTCTGTCCGTCCCTAGAGGGGCCGATCATTCCCACCCATCTACGCTCCGTTCCGAACGGCTGAAGCTCTCTCCCGATAACCGGGATCAGGGGGATATACCTCCCGTTCCACTCCTGCTCCTTCAGGATCTCCGACCCTGTGATCGTGCAAACGTGAACCGTAACCGTATCCCGCTCCCGTTCCTGGCCGTCCCCGTACTCAAACATCCCCGTCTCGTGCTTCTTGTACCAGTATTCAGCCACGAGGACCGATTTCCCGTCCGTGTCCCGCACCCAGTCGGGAGCTTCGTTCTTGATCCCCTCCCAAGTGAGGTGATCCGACGCCTCAGAAGCCTTGGCATTGGGATACTTCCGCTTGAACGTCTCGATAGGAAGCCAAGCCGTAACAAACGCCCATTCCCCATCCGAAAAGTCTGGTTTCTGGGCTGAGGGGTCAAAGTAAACGGCGTCCTGATGCAGAATGCGCTCGATGACGATTTCCTGGTCCCCGGTCTCGGGTGAATCCTCGTCGTACTGCGTGTTGACCCGGTACGCTCCTCTCCCTGCCTTCGTAGCCCGGTCCAAGGCCCAGAGCCGCGCCTGATCGGCGTTTGAGTCCCGCTCGATCCGCCGGTAAATCCCCTGCATCACCTCGGCCGTGTCGTCGTCCGCTTCCTCACTCACCGGGTGGATGTTTACCCCGAGCTTGGCCTGCCTAGCCTGGTTGAGGACCAACTGAATCGGCTGGTCGAGCTTGGAAATGGACAGGATGGGTCGGGGAGGGACGAACTGGCCGCCGATGGCGCCGCCCTGTCTCTGGGCTCGCGCGGCATCGTCCCACTGAAGATCCGGAACCTGAAACCGTA